GAGCCACAACAATAAAACAAAACAAATATCTTATAAAGAATGTGTACCAACATCTTTAGGAGATATTCAGTTTGAATCAACCGCAACTGGTACAGAATTTATTACCTTTGGTGTAACGTTCAGATTTAGTTACTTTGATTTAATATAGATATAATTATTAACGGAGATATATTATGATTGACTTGAAAGAAGTCCTTGACGAATGGGCTATTGATAACCAAATACATGAAACACATTTAGACGAATCCTCAAGAAAAACCCCGATACTACATTCCAAATATTTAGAAAAATTAGCCAACGCTAAGTTGTTGCTTAAGAAAGCAGAGTTTTCTCAAAAGACTTTGTTAAAAGAAAAATGGTTGTACTACAATGGCAAGATGGATAAAGAACAAATAGAAAATTTAGGTTGGGATCCTGATCCATTTGATGGATTAAAAATATTAAAAGGTGAAATGGATTATTACTATGATGCAGATCCTGAGATACAAAAGTCTGAAGAAAAAATTCAGTATTTTAAAACACTTGTCGAAACATTATCAGATATAGTTGATACTATAAAATGGCGACACCAAACAATAAGTAATATAATTAAATGGAAACAATTTCAGTCAGGAAACTAACGCACGCTAATTTACATCTAGATTGCGATCATTCAATTGCAGCTGAGCTCAAAGAGTTCTTTTCTTTCTATGTTCCAGGATATAGGTTCATGCCCGCATTTAAACGTAGGATATGGGACGGAAAGATAAGACTGTTTGATTCTAACAGTGGTGAACTTCCCGCGGGTTTGTATCATCATTTTTTAAGACTATGTCATTCAAGAAACTATAAGGTTGATCTTGTAAAGACACCGTATGGTTTACCTGATGATATAAATGAAATTGAACC